CTCCTTGATGAGTTAGACCCCCGCCGAAGCGGGGGCCTGTTGCTTAGGCGATACGATAGATCGTGTACGCCGCATCACCCGTCTTGCGCCAACGGAAGATGCCCGAGGTGTTGTTGGTCTTGGTCAGCGCGTCCTGAATGACGTCGTTGCCGACGAGGGTGTTACCCGTGCCGGCCGTGAACGTCACATCGTTGGCAGCGTCGTCACCAATATTGATGAAGGCGCAGTCAAAGGTCGAGCCAACCTTGAGGCTGCTGAAAGCCGCGTCCAGCAGCGCGCCCGTCGGGAACACGTAAGTGCCCGCCGAGGTGCCGCCGCTGTCCATCGTGCAAAGACCGTTTGCAAGATCGGCAGCCGTGATCGTCACCGACGCGCCCGCAAGAGCGGTCGGTGCCGAGGTGTTGTAGAAGCTGATTTCGCCTAGGTTGCCGTCGCCAACCTGGTAACCGCTAGCGCCATTCGCAAGTGCCATTGTCGTATTCTCCTATCTTTACCTGTTAACCCCAGAGACGGCAAGCCATCGGGGCGCGGATGACCGAATAGCCATAAAGGACGTCGATACGGCATGGCAGGCGGTCATTGTTGATGTCGTACTGGCGCACAATTCGCATCGAGATGCCATTGTGAACCTGGCGAGAAGCCATATCGACACCCTGCGGCAGAAGAAGATCGGCCGTGGCAAACGAGATAGCGTCCTTGTGGTAGATCAGGTTCTGCGGGTAGATCGTCGAAGCAGCGCCGACGAACGTCACGGCAGCGAGGTTCTGCGGGAAGCTGTTGACCGTGGCCAGAGCGTTCGCAGGGGTGTAGATCGCCGGGCTGATGCTGACGTCCGTGAACTTGCTGGCAGCAGCGGTGTTAGCCGCAGTGACAACAAACTGCTGGAGCGAGCCAGTAGACTGACGGGTCTGCGGGTTGACCGCGTACACGTTGGCAATCGTGAAGACGTCGCCGACAGTGAGGGTGTTACCCGTGGTGCCGTTCAACGTGATCTTCGAGGTGCCTTCAACCGACATCGTGGTGTCCACCGTGATGGTGCCGGTACGGCTGCCCGTGGTGTGCTGCTGGATCGACTGCGACATGTTGATCTCTTCGTAGCCGAGAACACCTTCGCCCATCATGCCGTTCTTGAACTGGCGGGAAATGGTGTCAACCGGGTTGAAGAGGCCCTTCATGCCTTCGACGAGGCCGGCATTGGCGGCCGGGTTCACGGTCGCGTAGCGGCTCGGCATCATGGCGGCGAACTCGTTCAGCTTCTGCTGGCCCTGAAGCAGGACAAGCGAAGTGGCCGGGGTCGTGCCGGGGGTGCCGACGGAGGAGTAGATGCCCTTGTAGGCGCTGGCAACGTCAGCGTCGATGGACGATGCAAGCTGCGAAATACGCGGCTTCAGAACACGATCCGCGAAATCGTCAAGCTGCATGGTCAGTTCGGCCGACGTGAAGTTTACGCCGATGTGCTTCTGGTTGTTGACAGAGAGCGTGGTGAACTGCTCGTTGTCATCCTGAACCTGAAGGGCTGCACCGTCGGTGACCAGAGCGCGGTCGGGCAGACGGATGCGGAGGGTCGAACCGATCTTGGCGCCTTCGACAGCGAAGCTGTCGTCGTACTGACGGTTCACGTTGCGGGTGATCACCAGGTTGTTCTCAAGGATTTCGAGAGCCTTGCGGGTGATCATGTCGATGGTAAGAAGGCTATTAGCCATGATGTCTATGTCCTATGGACTAACGTCTGCGTTGAGCCTCGTACTTCTTGATCTGGCGCAGCCGTTCCGCTTCGATCCAATCCGACGTTGACATGGCCTTTACAGACCGTGGGTCGGTGGTGTCGTATGCAGGCGCACCAGAGGTGCGGGCCGTGACCGGAGCAATCGGTGCCGGGGCGGTGGAAGTTTTCTTGGCCGGTGGATTGGAGCCGAGATTGGCTTCAATCTTTCCGATTTCCCGTGCCTGCAAGAGCGGTGAGAGACGCGCAATCCGTTCGGCTTCCTTGGGGTTTGATCCGAGGTAATAGATTACATCGGGACCGTTATCGGTTGCCTGAATGGTCTGCGCCATCGTTTCCGTGACGGGGAGTTTCGGATTGTACGCGACCTGTTCAAAATCGTCGTACTTGTTCCGGGCTTCCTCTTCACGGTCGTGATAGGCGTCGAGCGTTGCTGCACGTTCGGCCTCTGCGTCACGCTTCGCCAAGAGTTCCTGGGCTTTGCGTTCGGCAAGGGCGTCGGCGTAGGATGGTGCATCGGCGAAGTCGTCAGCTTTCAGCGGTTCCGTCGGAACGGGCTGGGACTTGACCTTCTGCGCCTGCTCGCGCTCCCATTTCCGTTGTTCTCTTGCGAGACGTTTGCCGACGATTGCGTCCAATTCTTCCTGAGTGAAGGTCTTGGATGCTTCCGTTGGCGTCGGTTCCGGCGGTGTATCTGTAGCGGCAACAGGTTCAGCCGTGGGGGCCTGTTCCGGCGCGGGCGCACCCGCTAGTTCGTTCTCGGTCATTTATTCACCTTTCGGTTCCTGGCGTACCCTGCCAGTAGGGATTAAATCGTTGTACGCACAAGGAAAAGAAATGTAAAGTTTTTCCGTACGTCAAAGTCCTTGCCACGCAGTCCAGAACTTATCCGCAAAAATGCGTTGTTCTGCGGCTGTGTAGTGAGGATCAGAAGGGCTGGTCTGACCGATGGCGGGGGAGCTGTTCGGATCGGAATAGCCGCAAATCGAAATGTAAGTTGGTGCTGCAACCAGCGCATCTTGTACAGGCTGGCGAATAGCATTTGCTGCTACCCACGCAGGTTTCATGCCGCCGACAATGACCGGAACTTGCGAGCCAAACTGCGCTCTAACACCAGCAACCATCGCCGTGAGGCGGTTCTGATAATTTACCTGAGACATTGAAAGATCGGCATCCCACTCGCCCTGCATCCACAAGAATGCCCGCACCTTTGACTGCGGGTACTTAGCCAGCATAGCGCCAACCGCGGAACACATGCAGTTGTAAAGATCATCGCCAGGGTTCCAACGGTTTTCCGCAGGAACGGCGGAGTAGAACCCTGTATTTCCTACGCCAGCATTAATTAGCAATACCTTAGTCCAAGGTTTGGTTACTTCTGCAACGTAATGTTCGCGCGCAAAAGCTACGCCAAATCCGATTGCATCGTAAATCGTGTTGTTCTGCACCAAGGGCGAACGCAAAGGCTCACTACCTTCGTAAATATCACCAAACACATTGCCGGTAATCGTACCAAACGACGAGGCATTTGAAAGGGAAAGCTGGAAAGTACGTTTACCAGCAACGTCAATCGCTGGGTTAAGCGTAAAACCATTGAGCGTGTTTGACTGACCACCAATCAGAATAATGTCGTATTCTGCGTCTGACGCCGGATAGTCGTAGAAATACCCCGGAATAAGGCTTGGCTGGAGGTTACTAGTCGGCACCAAAGCAAACTGACGGATGTAGAACGCATCGACTGCCGGAAACTGACTTGCGTATGCGCCAAGCGTCAAGGTGGTGACGCTCGGAAGGGTCACCAACCTGTTGTCGGATATATAGACAGGGTTCCCGTTTACCGACATTGACAATGAACTAGAGCGGAACAATCCGGTAAACTGCGTCCTTTGCCCAGCGGCGGCTTGCACGCCAAGAGCCGCCGTGCTGCTAGTGCCGGATGCAACATTGGTGTATGAAGTCGATCCGCTGTTCTGCCACACAGTTTGTCTATTGTTAGCGTCGGTCAGAAGCGCGAATATATAGCTTGTACCACTGGTCTGTTTTAGCCAGTAATCGCAGTAGATTAGGTATTCCGATCCAAGAGCCGGGAACGCAGACGTAGCAACCGACATCTGAGTTCCAGACCGCGCGCGGGCGGCGGCCCAAGTGTATATTTTGGAAGTTGGATATGACCCGTCCTCGCACTGGAAGAACGAAACGGTGCCTGTAATTGCAAAGCTAACAGATGTTGTAGATGCCAGTGTGAATGTTACTGGCGCTCCTGCCGTTGCCGTACCAGTAGGGCCGCCAGAAAGAGCAACGCTGCCCGCGCCTGTGATCCACAGAGTGTAAGTGTTGGCAGTGAGGCTGACCGTCTGGGTCGCGGGCGTTGCGCTGTTCAGCAGGTAGTTGGTCCGTGCAGGCTCAGAGATGAGCATCATCTCGTTATTGGCCGGGTTTTGGCTGATCGGAACGCCGTACCTGACAGAAGCCGTGGTCGGTAAATACTTGAGGACTGTCGGACCACGGTTAAGCTGAACGCGCGTCACAGGGGCCGTAATAGCATTGATCCGAATGTTAGCCTTAACCGCAACAAATGTTAGCGGAGTTACCTGATCAGCTGTTCCGTAAGTTGTGAACGGGCTGTCGGCCAAAGAAACAGTAATATCTACCGACCCTGATCCAATGATGCTGACCGTGTAAGTCTCACCAATAATTGCACCGCTAAAAACCTGTATAGCGGGAGCGCCAGAGTTCAAAAACAGGTTGTGCGGGCTGTACTCTTCTACGCCGGTTGCCGTTGTAATGACGTTTGGGGTAGAAGAGTTATTGGCTAGAAGACTATCCGGGTCGTAAAGCGTAATAACATCGTTTTGTTTGATCGCCGCGCGCATTCCGTCATCAGTTTGGGTAAAATCAAACTGGACGCCTGCGTCGGCACCTAAGAGAAGCGGCGCGTTTGACACCGCAGTTCCTTC